CCAGCAGGTGAGTACCACCAGTTCCATGCACATCAACAGACTGAAGCTCTTGAAATATACTGGACAGAGTTAAGTCATAATGATATCATTAGAGAAAATGTAGGAGGAATATAAAATGCTTTGGATTTTATTAGCGTTACTAGGTGTGATATGACATACATCATAATCCAGATGGAAGACCCAATGGATTTAGAAAATATATCTGTGATGCCAGACGAGAAGGAACTAAAGATAAAGAAGTTTCCTAGTGAAGAAGATGCAGTTAAGTTTCTGGTTAAGCATGATATGCAAGATGAACTACTATACGATGCTAAGATTGTGAGGTTACATTGAAAATATTATTTGCTGGTCTGTTTGTGCCAATTATATTACTACTGATAATATTCTATTCTTTACCTAGTAAAGCCAATGACTTAGACTGCTTAGTTGAAGCTGTCTATTATGAAGCTAGATCAGAAAATATTATATCTAAGATAGCAGTAGCTAATGTTATACTACAAAGAGTTAAAGATAAACGATATCCTTCTACGATTTGTGATGTAGTACATCAAGGTAAGAAAAGAAACGGTAGAATGATACGTAATCGATGTCAGTTTAGTTACTACTGTGATGGTAAAGAAGAAAGAATAAAAGATTATACATCTTTACTTGAAGTATTAGATGTAGCATCTTTAGTATTAGAAGGTGTGCTTCTTGAGAGAACTCAAGGAGCCACACACTATCATGCCTACTATGTTAAACCTAGATGGTCTATTAAAACAAAAAGGTTTAAAAACTTAGGTAGAGTAGGAGCGCATATCTTTTATGTTGACAAAGGTAATCAATAGGAGTATACTATGTATCATCCATTAGAGGTTAAGAAGTTGAAGGATCAATTAAATAAGGAGAATGATATACTTCATAAACATATCAAATTATTAAAGGAACTCTTAGAAGAAAGAGAAGATACTATTAAGAAATTAAGAGAAGAACTTGGTAGATCTGGTAAAACAACATGGGTAGAAGAGAATGACTAAAAACTTATGGGAACAGGAAAGAAAATCTCTATTATATTCTAAGATTAAAGAATATCAAGAGGAAGGATATGATCGTTTCGAAGCTAAGTCATTAGCTAAGAAGGAAGTTAATGAGATCATGTCAGATAAGGAAGGTTTCGTTTCTGAATTATGGGATAGCTCTTATGAAGAATGATAGATGGGAATTAGTTCTTGAAAAAGAAATGAGTAATGTTACTGTAGAAACTTATCCTAGTAAAAAGTTAGCTGAAGAGGAGAGAGAAAGTAGAAACAGATTGTGTATTGCTCTAGGATATACACCTGATGTAAAATATATTATAAGAAAGGTATGATCATGTCTAATGTTACCCCTACAATGGGTGACTGTCCTTCATGTGGTTCTAGTGATGCTAATGCTACGTATCCTGATGACGGTCATTCATGGTGTTATAGTTGTCAAACTTATATAAGCGGAGATAAATCTATGCAACAGACTAAAGTTATTCCAATGAGTAATCCTGCTACTTCTGAGTTAAAGAGTGTTGGACAGGTAGCTGATATACCTGACCGTAAGATTAAACAAGAGACTGCAAGAAAGTATAACACACAAGTGATGCAATCAGGTAACATGATTACGCATCATATTTACCAGTACTTTGATAAGGATGGTAATCATATAGCCAATAAGGTACGTGAGGTACAAGGTAAGAAATTCTGGTCTGAAGGTAATCTTGCTGGCTCTGGATTATTTGGTGAACATATCTTTGGTAGGCCGGGTAAGTACATTACTGTGTGTGAAGGTGAGATAGATGCTATGTCTGCCTATGAGATGCTTGGTTCTAAGTGGCCTGTTGTATCTATCAAGAATGGTGCAGCATCAGCACTGGAAAACTGTCGTAAATCTTTTGAGTATCTCAATCAGTTTGAGAATGTTGTACTATGTTTTGATAATGATAAGCCCGGAAAAGAAGCAGCACTTAAGGTTGCTGAGTTGTTTGATCCTAATAAGTGTAAGATCATAGAGTTAGATTTAAAAGATGCTAACGAATATCTTAAGACTAATCAGCGAAAGAAGTTTAGTGATGATTGGTGGAATGCTAGGACATTTACACCAGCAGGTATTGTAAACTTAGCTGACCTTGGTACATCTTTATACGATGAGAAGTATTGTGAGACAGTTCTGTACCCTTGGCAGGGACTAAACGATAAGACATATGGTATGCGTACTGGTGAGCTAGTCACGTTTACCAGTGGAGCAGGGATGGGTAAGTCTAGTATCATACGTGAGCTTATGCATCATATCATGAAAGTTAGTAAAGATAACATTGGTGTCTTAGCTATGGAGGAAAGCATTAGGAATACTGCATTCAACCTTATGAGTGTAGAAGCTGATGCTCGATTGTATATTAAAGAGATCAGGGATAAGTATACCAGAGAACAGCTTACTGATTGGCAAGATAAAACTATAGGTAGTGGTAGGTTCTTTGCCTTCGATCACTTTGGATCTATCTCTAACGATGAGATATTAGGTAGGGTTAGGTACATGGCTAGTGGACTAGGATGTAAGTGGGTGATACTAGATCACTTATCTATACTAGTGTCAGGTCAGGAGGATATGGGGGATGAACGTAAGTCTATTGACATTCTAATGACTAAGCTACGATCACTGGTTGAAGCTACAGGTATAGGATTACTACTTGTCAGTCATCTACGTAGGCCGTCAGGTGATAGGGGTCATGAGGATGGTAGAGAAGTATCCTTATCGCACCTTAGAGGGTCAGCATCTATTGCTCACCTATCTGATAGTGTCATAGCTCTGGAGCGTAACCAACAAGCTGACGATGAGGTAGAAGCTAACACTACTGTGCTACGTATACTTAAGAATAGGTACACTGGTGACACTGGTATATGTACACACTTGCATTATGATAAAGAAACTGGTAGAATGACAGAAATTAACAACCCTTTTGAAGGAGATCAAGATGAGTAATACAATTACGATAACTTCAGAGCAAATAACTTTTGCAATTAACTGGGCTGAACTTAGAAGAGAAGTTTATAATTTAGGTGCTAATTATGTATTTGAAACAGGAGAACATTGTTTTCCCCGTGAGTCTTACTATGAATATGGGGAATGGGAGAGGGAAGAATACCCTTGGACTCCTCAAGAATATTATATTGGGTGGATTAAACAAGGTACTGACAAATGGAACTCAGGTATGAGGGAAGTCCCTTCTTTAAGTAGTATTTTAACAGAAGATCTTTATTTTGATTGTCCTAACTGTTTACAAATAGCTAAAGGTGATCGATTAGAAATAGAGGGATGTGATGTGTGTGATGAGGAAGGAGAAATGTTAAAATATACAGATGATGGTAAAGGTAAAACAAAAAATATGTGGTATGATGAAAAGAATGATTGCGGAATAGTTTAGTTAGGATAGTACTATGGTAACAGCGATAGTTGATATTGAAACTAATGGTTTAGATGATGCAACTAAAGTACATTGCATCGTAGCCTGTGAGTATGAAACAGGTAAAGAAAAAATATGGGTACAAGATGAGTGTTCTCAGTTTGCAGCATGGTCTAAGAAGATTGATACTTTTATTATGCATAATGGTGTAAGCTTTGATGCTCCTGTCCTTAATCGTTTACTAGGCTGTGACATTAAACTATCTCAAGTAAGGGATACTTTAATTGAGTCACAGTTATACAATCCTACTAGAGATAAAGGCCACTCTCTTGCAGTATGGGGTGACAAACTTAATCTTCCCAAAGGAGATTTAAAAAACTTTAAATATTACACACCTGAGATGTTAGAATATTGTAAGCAGGATGTTGTAATTACTAGAAAGGTAGCTCAAGAACTTGAAGAAGAAGGTGCTAAGTTTTCTCATAGATCCTATGAGTTAGAAAGAAAAGTTAGAGCTATTGTAGATCAGCAAGAAAGAAATGGTTTTTCTTTTAACTTACGTGATGCCATAAGCTTTCTTGCTATACTAGAAGAGGAGCAACAAGAACTGGAGGACAAAGCCCAAGAAATATTTGAACCTACTGTAAAAGTACTAAAGACTAAAACTAATTACATACCTTTTAATATTGGTTCTCGTAAACAAATAGCTGATAGATTAATGGTGAGAGGTTGGCAACCTACTCAACATACTGACAAGGGTAATGTAATAGTTAGTGAAGAAATATTATCTAAGATTGACATGCCCGAAGCACAAATGTTTAGCAGATACTTTCTACTACAGAAACGTACTGGTTTATTGAAAGCTTGGATTAAGGGCTGTGAAGAAGACAACAGAGTTAGAGGTAGAGTAATGACCCTTCGCACCGTGACAGGCAGGATGGCACATAACTCTCCGAATATGGCTCAAGTTCCAGCAGTCTACTCACCTTATGGTAAAGAATGTAGATCGTTGTGGACTGTCTCTAATCCAGATACACACACCTTGATTGGAACTGATGCATCTGGGTTGGAGCTACGTTGTCTTGCTCATTACATGGATGATCCTGACTTCACCAATGAAGTTCTTAATGGTGATGTACATACAGCTAACATGAAAGCTGCTGGCCTTACAGATCGTGATCAAGCTAAGACATTCATCTATGCTTTTCTCTATGGCGCAGGTCCAGCTAAGATAGGTAAGGTGGTTGGTGGTTCTGCAAAAGCAGGACAGCAACTCATTACTAAGTTCTTATCTAATATGCCTAAACTTAAAAAGCTAAGAGATAATGTAGCTAAATGGTCTAAGGATGGCACTATACCTGCTCTTGATGGTAGACTACTACACATTAGATCAGAACATGCGGCAGTTAATACTTTACTTCAAGGTGCAGGTGCTATAATATGTAAGCAATGGCTTGTCCATATCACTGAACGTATACGTAAATCAGGTGTTGATGCTAAGTTAGTTGCATCTATACATGATGAATATCAATTTGAGGTAGCCAAGAAAGATGCTCAAAGGTTTGGGCAAATTACTAAAGATGCAATGCAAGAGACAGAGAAAACATTAAAGGTTAGATGTCCTTTGGATTGTGAATTTAAAATTGGTAAAACATGGAGTGAGACACACTAATGGCACATAACAATAGAACATTTGATCGACAGTCTTATAATCAGAATGATGGTAGAGCTAAGAAAGCTATGGTAGATTACCTAAAGTCATTAAGCTTTGAAGATATAGAAGCTAAAGAAGATTTTTATTTTGATGTCTCAGCTAAGAAGGATAAGAATTATTTCTTTGAGGTTGAGATAAAAAATCAGTGGGGTTCTAGTTGGAATCCTTCTTGGAAAGAAGTTCGCATTCCAGAAAGGAAGAGCAGACTAATGAAACGAAAGGAGAAAGATTATCCAGATCATGATTTATACTTTGTAGTATTTAATACTGATTGTACTCAGGCTTGGTTCATAAAAGATACTGATATAGATGACTCAAGTGTAGGTACAATACAAAACTCTAGACAGCCTAAAGACTCACCACACTTGAGAGAACCTTTCTTTCATATTCCTGTGGAAAAAGCTAAATTAATTCAAATTAGCTCTTGACCTCTAGAATTATGTGTGGTATAATTACGTTACAATTTAATTTAAACTCATGTCACAACAGCGTGACGATAGACAAAGGAAATAGAAAATGAATGATGCAATTTATATTACTGGTAAATGTCACTATGCTTCCATCACTGAGCCTAACACTAAGTTCGAGCCAGTGTGGTCAATCCAAGTTGAAGTGAACGATGATAACCGTTCCATCATTGAGAAGGCTGGTCTTTCTATAGCTAACAAAGGTGATGATCGTGGTGACTTTGTTACTATCAAACGTAAAGTTTTACGTAAGGATGGTACTCAACGTCAAGGTCCAGTTGTTAAGGATTCCCAGAATAATAATTGGGATGGTAAGTTAATTGCTAACGGTAGTACTGTTAATGTTAAAGCAGTACCTTTTGAGTGGAGTTACGCAGGTAAGTCAGGTGTTTCTGCTGATCTAGCTGCTGTTCAAGTAGTAGACTTTATTGAATACTCCAGTGGGGGTGATGACTTTGATGTCGTTCCCGGTGGATATGTAACCCCTGTTGTTGAAGAAGATATTCCTTTCGCCTCTTAATGTAAACTAAGGGAGACTTGGGGGTGGAGATTTTTGCATGTTTATTTTCTCCACCCCTATTTTTTTGATATGAAACAAATTGAAACATTAGTTAAAGATATATATGATTTGTTTTCTCTTGATCCAATTAAGATGGATGAGAAGGAAGTGGATAAGCATATAGATACCTTTGGTGAGATGCTTAAGGTACATATAAAAGCATTTATGTATGAGGAACCTCGTACTAGAGGTAACCTTAGACTATCTGCGATTGGTAAACCTGATCGACAGTTATGGTATGATGTTAATAGTAAGAAAGAAATTGAAGATCTTACACCTAGTACAAGGATTAAATTCTTGTATGGTTATATCTTGGAAGAACTTCTTTTACTATGCGCTTCCATTGCTGGACATAAAGTTACTGATCAACAAAAGGAAGTTAATGTAGAAGGTGTGCTTGGTCATCAGGATTCTATGATTGATGATGTCTTGATTGATTGTAAGAGTGCATCTGCTTATAGCTTCAAGAAGTTTAAAAAGAATACTTTATTAGAAGATGATCCATTTGGTTATATCGCACAGATCTCAGCTTATGCTGAAGCTAATCAAGTTGATAAGGCAGCATTTCTTGTCATAGATAAATCCAGTGGTGAGATATGTCTTACTCCTGTTCATCAGATGGAGATGATCAATGCTAAAGAAAGAGTTAAACATCTTAAAGGAATGGTTAGTAATAGTCATATGCCTGATAGGTGCTATGATCCTATTCCTGATGGTGAGTCTGGTAATCTTAAGCTGGCTATTGGTTGTGTTTATTGTAGCCATAAGCGAGAGTGTTGGTCGGATTGTAATAATGGTAAAGGACTACGTGCTTTTAGATACTCCAGAGGACTTAACTATCTTGTTAAGGTGGCTAAAGAACCGAAGGTTGAAGAAGTAGTTAACTGGTAATGCATTGGAAATATAAAACTAAGCCTGACCTAAGTAAGTTTGGGTTTGTCTACTGTATTACCAATACTAAAACTGGTCAAGCTTACATAGGTTGTAAGCAATACTTTAACTATAAGAAAGGGAAGAAGAAAGCTGAGTCTAATTGGAAGTCTTACATGGGTTCGAGTACTCACTTACTTGAGGATATAAAGAAGCTAGGTAAGACTAACTTCAAGTTTGAAATGATAGCT